GTGACGGTGAGCACTTTCTCCCACTAGAGCATACAGGGCTTTGACGACTTTGTAGGAAATGAGTTTCGGCTCAAACAAGAGTCTAGATCACGTCCCACGAGAGGAAGGCAAAAGCCTCCCCCCACATGGACAAGAACCAACGATCTGGTCTTTTGACAGCACGCTGTAGTTGTGACCCCGCCAGGTACCCTAGACCTGACCCCCACTGGTAAGTGATGGGTTAGCGTTATGGTCGCTTGGTGTAACAACTATCTTAAGCGTGCTTCTCTCTCGACTACTGGCCAAACCACTTTCTTGGTGGCCAGCATCCTCTCTAATTCTCCTAAACTCCAGCCATGGTATGGTTGGCGACTTGCCTTATCCCAGAGCCCTTCATTGGCTCGGATGGCAAACAATCCCTTCTCACTGGGATTATCGTCCAACAATGTGGCAACGCTGCTAGTCATGAAAACATAACTGGTACACAACGATTCCAAAGTGTGCGAAGCGTGCTCTAACTTCCGAGCATGACTTCCTTCCACGACAATAGGTTCGAGACCTATTGCGCGGTTGACCAGCCCCCGCACCTTCCACGTAGGAGACGTGAAAGACGAGACAACGTCAGTCAAATGATTGTGAGCAATCCATCGTGCACAGGACAAATCAAGTCCTGACGGTCCATATAGGATCCCGTACGAAGCCGGACCGAAGTTCATCGTGTTGGCACAAGAACCAACACCTGTCTTCGCTCCAGTACCTCTCACAATCGGTAGACCAATGCCACCTAACCTGGTAGGAATATACCAGGGGAGACGCACCTGATGCAGTCTGTCCCAATGACGGTTAAGAAACCGTTTGAAAACAGCCGATTGCATGTCTTCCGGAGCCTTCTCAACCAGCTCCCTCGCTCTCATAGCGAAACCTTGGTCATCAACCAAGAAGACACCAGTCATCTTCTCCTTTTCGTCCCCAAAACCAGCTGACCGCTTTAAGCCCAAGATCAGTCCCCAATTCACAAAGGGAACTGCCATATAAGGCTGTGGGCGTCGCACTGGAACCCCGTCACGAACGACCATAACTGTCCGCTTACCATCCGGCAAGTACAGGAATGACTCGGAATTGATGTTGAGGTACGATTTAGACGTAAACGTCTTTCCAATCGACTCACTCAATCCCATAATCTTCCCCGCATCCTGCCAGGCTTTATAGCCTTCCATGGTGGTGCGAAACAGACAGTCGTCTCCATTGACGAGTAGAGGACAATCCGCCAGCGTAAACTTCCGATCGGCCCCAATCTCACAAGCCATCCGACACAAGGCAGCATTTGCCATGCAAAGGATAGGAAAGGAGACTATGGAGCCCATTAGTTGTCCATTACGCTGACGGCGAAAAGGCGCACCGAGCGCACTCCGCAGAGCTTCATCTTCCCGACCTGTAAGGTCGAAAATGTGCTGAGTTAAGGCACGATGAAACAATGCTCTGACGTCAGAAGGTAACTCAAGATTCTGACAGAGGCGATCAACTATCACCTGTGAAACCCAAGGTTCTATCTCATCCGTAGCGGCCGAATAGTCGCCGGAAACAAAGAACTGATTTTCTGCGCAACCCTTCTGCCCCATCCTGTCCAAAACATCGAGTGGATCCACTGGCTTCCCAATTAAACGGAAAGCGGTGTGATTCTTCAAGCTACTCCACAGAAATTTCTGTAGAGGTCGCAAAACGGTGTAGGTCAAAGGAGGGCCTTTAGAGATTGTGCGGACCTTCAGGGCCTCAGACAGACCCACCGGTTTAACACCGGGGATCTCTTTGAGGGCCAATTTCCTTGCACGAGAAAAGAACTTCTGGAAGGAACTTCTAAAATCCTTGCCAGTAAAAGGGTACAGGTGTTGATACACCCCCAGGGATTCGTTCTCACTTTGATCCCTGTCCTTATTAGAGGACGTGAGTACCTGAGGAGCAGCTACATCCAAGAACGTGGATTGTAAGCTAGGGTTACTCTTAAGCGCAGAAACTGCGCCGCCTTTCTTAATAGAGTTGACGTAGTTTGAAGACGTCGACGGAAAGAAAGGTTCTACCTGGTCCCAGTCGGGCTTCTCCTTCCCATCGAAAAGCTCATCTACTGTGCGTATTAACTCCATCTCTAATCGAAACCGATTGATGAACGGATTCACCGCCTTTTTAGACAGGTGATCGTTCTCATTCAGTTGATCAGACCAGAGCATACGTCCAGTGCGAGGCTTCACGCTAGGAGGGGAAACCAGTGATGCAACAGAAAGGGCCGCGGAGACGGCAACGGCAGTCTTGTCAGGTCGTGGACAGCCCTTCTTGACACCATTCATTAGTGTCGAAAGGAGTGAAATCCAACGAATCCTGTCAGGACCGTCCAGCTTATCGCGCGCTGCCCGCTTCTCCATTGTGCGCAAAAAGCGCATAGGTGCACCACCAACTAGGACCCCGGCATTATCAACCGAAGCGAAAGGTCGCTTAGGGAGAGCAGAGCCGAGTTTCAACGAACAAAAAGCAGCAAGCTTATACTTAACTACCTTCATCCATCCTATACTCGCCCCCGCCGTCCCAGCCACACCAAGATTGTCCAGAAAACCTGGCAACTTGGCATTGACCCCCCGTTCAACATCAACCGCAACTTCGGAGACATACAAGCTCCAACGCTGCAGTGTGTTGTTCAGGGACGACTTCTCCCTTCGGAACCCATAAAGTTCCAAGGTCTGCACTATTAGGTCGAGAGAGACCCGAAGGTTCTCTAAGACAGCCGTGCTGCTGTCTGGAGGGCCATTCCTACCATGGCTAGACGCCGTACCCGCGCGTCTGGAAGTTCTTTTGTTTGTGTTCGATAGCGTCATCTAACGATGATGTTGTTAGAATACTTAC